CCCTTTTTTTTGCGTCCACAAAACCGGAAAAACCCTTGTGGGGTTTGGTGGCTAGACCTCGGACTCCCACGAACGTTCTGCAAATGCGAGGAGCGTTCAAAAAGAATCCTCAGCGTGCAAGATCTCGTGAAAATGAGCCGATCGTCGTTGAGCCACTCGGAGATGCGCCCAAAACATTCACCGGTGACAAGCTTGAAGCATGGAAAGACATCGTCGATACGGCGCCGCCTGGCGTTTTAACGAAGGCCGATCGCTTGGCCGTGGAAATTGCAGCTGGGCTCCTGGCGCGTCATCGCATCATGCCGATCACAGGTACAGACCTCAGTCAACTCAGCGCGTTTCTCGGTAAATTCGGCATGACGCCATCCGACCGCTCGAAGGTATCTGTAGCCGTTCCTACGAAGCGCACTGGAAATCCATTCGGACAGATCGATTGAGTAATAAGACGCAGACGCACGTTCGACTCGGCGAAAAATACGCACGTGACGTCATTGCCGGCCGGACGCCGGCGTGCAAATGGGTGAGACTTGCCTGCGAGCGCCATTTCAACGATAAGCAGCGCGCCAAGCAATCATCGTGGCCATACAAGTTCGATCCAGCGAAGGCTGAGCGTGTTGCAAAGTTTGTTGAATTGTTCCCACACACCAAAGGGAAATGGGCGGCAAAGTCGCAGCCGTTTGTCCTTGAGCCGTGGCAGTGCTTTCTAATTCTCTCTATCTTCGGCTGGGTCCACAAAGCGGGATCCAAGAAAGGGAAGCGACGCTTCACGCGCGCACTGCTGTTAGTTCCTCGTAAAAACGGAAAGTCCGATCTGGCGGCCCGTATCGGGCTCAATATGTTTTCGAACGATGGCGAGTTTGGCGCCGAAGTCTATTCCGGAGCAACGTCAGAAACTCAGGCTTGGGAAGTTTTCCGGCCGGCGCATTTGATGGCCGAACGCACAAAGGCATTCCAGGAACATTACGGAGTCGGCGTGATGAAGTCCAATCTGCATATTCTGCAGAACGGCTCACGATTCGAACCGATCATCGGGAAGCCTGGCGATGGTGCCTCGCCGAGCTGCGCGATCGTGGACGAATACCACGAGCACCTCGACGACACGCTTTTCGATGCCATGGAAACCGGAATGGCCGCTCGGGAGCAGCCAGTCTCACTCGTTATCACCACTGCCGGCGACAATCTTTCCGGACCATGCTATTCGCTGATGAAGGACCTCGAGAAAATCCTCGAGGGAACCACCGAAAATGAAACCTTCTGGGGAATTGTATACACGATCGACGACGGCGACGACTGGACGTCCGAAGCCTCGCTCCGCAAGGCCAATCCTAATTACGGAGTCTCTGTCGATGTCGATCGTTTGAAAGCAAAGCAGGTCGAGGCGATCCGCAACTCCCGGAAGCAGGGCGTGTTCCAAACAAAATTCCTGAACGTATGGGTTGGGGCCCGCCAGGCCTATTTCAATATTCACGCATGGCAATCCTGCGCGAAACCGGAAATCCGGCCGGAGCAGTTCAAAGGCTCCCGACTCTTCGTAGGCATGGACTTGGCCAGCACGAAGGACATTGCGGCGGTTCCGATGCTTTTCGAGTTGCCCGACGGCCGTTATGCTTTCTTCGGCCGGTTCTATATTCCGGAGTCGGCGATCGAGAACGGCAACAACGAGCACTACGCCGGATGGGCGAAGGACGGCCGGCTGATCGTGACCGACGGCAGCATGATCGATTACCGACGAATCGAAGAGGACGTCCTCGAAATTCATTCCAGATTTGGAATTACAGAACTCTGTTTTGATCCTGCCTATGCACAGCGGACCGTTCAGGGATTGATGGCCGAAGGTATCCCTTGCGTCGAAATTCGTCCGAATGTGCTGAACTTCTCGGCGCCCATGAAGCACATCGACGGGCTGATTCTTTCAGGGAAAATCGAGCACGACGGCGATCCGTGTATGACCTGGCAGCTTTCCAATGTCGTGAGCAAGACGGATTCAAAAGACAACGTGTATCCGAATAAGGAGCGACCGGAAGCCAAGATTGACGGCCCCGTCGCGATGATCATGGCGATGAATCGCGCGCTCGCGGCGGCTGCTTCTCCAGATTACCAGTTGATGTTTGTGGGGTGATTATGAATCGAGCTTACAGCCTTCTCACTGTCAAATCAGTCGATGACGACAAGCGGATCCTTGAGGGAATCGCGTCGACGCCAACTCCGGACCGCATGGACGATATCGTCGAACTCGACGGGATGGAGTTCAAGCTTCCGCTTCCATTCTTGTACCAGCACAACTCTCGACAGCCGATCGGTACCGTCATCTCCGCAAAGAAAACCGCTCAGGGGCTCTTCATTCGGGTCCAGATTGCGGCTCAAGGGATTGCCTCGTTCATCGATGAGGCATGGAGCCTGATAAAGGCGGGGCTGGTCAAGGGGTTCTCCATCGGTTTCAGGGGACTGGAAACCAGTTATATGGCCGATACCGGCGGGATTCGATTTATCCGGTCGGAACTCTTTGAAATTTCTGCGGTCACGATTCCCGCAAATGCAGAGGCAACGATCACGTCAGTGAAGTCCGCCGATGCTCTCTCGCTCGCCGCGTCCGGCAACAAGGCGAGAGGCACGACAACCGTTCACATTCCCGGCGCCTCGGGAGCTACCGAGAAAAAGAACATGACGATACAAGAGCAGATTACTCAGTTTGAAAACAAGCGTGCGGCCGCCGTGGCGCGCATCAAGGCAATTATGGATAAGGCCGGGGAAGCCGGCAGCACTCTGGATGCGACCGAAGCGGAAGAGCACGATAACTGCGAAAGCGAAATCAAGCAGATCGACGATCACCTGATCCGCCTCCGTAAGCACCAGGATCTGATCGTTGCAACGGCAGCTCCGGTTACTCATGAAGGGACCGCCGATCCGGCGAGAGCGGCGGCAACCCGCGGCGGCGCCGCGATCACCGTAACGTCGCAGGTCCCGAAAGGCGTCGGCTTTGCCAGGGCAATGATTGCGCTGGCGGCGTGCAACGGCAACCGATTCGAAGCTGCGGCGCAGGCCAAAAAGCACTGGCCCGACATGGGCGAGGCGCTCGAGATGGTGATCAAGGCAGAGCAGCTTCCCGGAACGGTTACCGGGACGACGTGGGCATCGCCCCTGATGCAGTCCTCGCAGCGGCTGGTCGGTGAATTTATCGAACTGTTGCGGCCGGCCACGATTATCGGCCGCATTCCGAACCTTCGCCGGGTTCCGTTCAACGTTACGGTTCCGGTTCAAAGCGGCGGCGGGACATACGGCTGGGTCGGTGAAAATGCGCCGAAGGCCGTCTCCGGGTTGTCGTTGACGACGGCAGTTCTGCGCCAGACGAAAATCGCCGGGATCATTCCGTATACCAAGGAAGCGCTCCGGCTCTCCGATCCTTCGATCGAGGTCACGGTCCGTAACGACATGATCAAGGGCGTCGCGGCGTATCAGGACGCTCAGTTCGTGGATCCGTCCGTGCACGATTCGATTGGCGTCAATCCGCCTTCGATTACGGATCAGATTGTCAACGTCGTCGCCAGCGGCCTGACGGGCGCGCTGTTTATTGATGACATGACGAACATCATCTCCAAAATGATCGTCAACAATCAAAGCGTCGCCGACCTCGTCATTCTGATGTCGGAGTCGGTCGCGCTGAACCTGTCGTCGAAGCGGACGTCGCTTGGCGCGCGATTGTTCCCCGAGATCAACGTTCAGGGCGGCAACTACAACGGCATTCCAATCATCACGTCACAGAACGTCGGAGCCCGCGTGATTCTGCTGAATCCGACCCAGATCCTGCTTGCGGAGGATCCGGGCGTCACGATCGATGTCAGCGAAGAGGCGTCGGTAGTCATGACGACGACGCCGGCGTCTTCCCCGGCGGCGACCTCCCTGGTCAGCTTCTGGCAGAACAACCTGATCGGCCTGAGGGTCGAGCAGTTCATCACGTGGAAACGGGCAATGACCGCCGCCGTGGAATACATCAGCAGCGCGGTCTATTCCGGAACCACCTAAAAGTCCATCACTACCTAAAATGGAAGGGGCCCCCTGCAGCGGGCCCCTTTTTTTTACAAAACATGAAAGTCAAAACCTTAAAGAAGCATCGGCACCCATTTAATGCGCCAAACGACCGAGCCATCGGCGAAGAGTACGAGCTGGAAGATAATCTGGTCGTCCTCATGCAGGCCCATGGCTATATCATTCCGAGCTCGCAAAGCACGTATCCACCGCCGGATCCTGCAAAGCGATATCGCCGGCGAGACCTGCGAGCGGAGAAGTAATTGAAGCTGTTCGGCTTTGAAATCACGCTGCGCAAGGCCGCCCCGCAGGGCTTGACGGGCGTCGCGACTTCGATCTGGAGAAATCCATGGGAGGTCGTGCGCGAGTCTTTTTCCGGCGCCTGGCAACGGAATATCGAGGTCGACCGCCAGCCCTCTCTACTGGCGTCCAGCGTCGTTTATTCATGCGTAACTGGCATCGCCGCAGATGTCGGAAAACTACGCATCAAACTCGACCAGAAT